TTAAGTGCTTCATAATTGAAACCACATAATCGTGCGGGAATTGCTCGTTCATGTAGTTCGCGCTTCGATTATCCGCAATTGCTTGCCGAAGTTCCTGGATGCGCTTTTCTGCATAATCACACGCATTGCTATCGATTTCGGCTTTGCTTGGTCTAGCTGGCTTAGTTAGCTTGTCGTATTCTTTTTGTCCCATCTCATTAGAAAGATAGTAGCCACGAACGGGAGCACCGTTATAGAACACTGGGCATTCGGTATCTTCGTCACAAGGAAAGTCGGAGAGCGAGCCCACAACATTCCAAGTGTAATGCTCGGTAAAGCGCAGCAGCTCGCCGGTTAGTGAGCACTTGAAAAACTTAGCAGATTGACGGTCATGGTAATTTACGCGGTTCATTTGGTGTCCTTTTGTTGATTGGTTAGCTTAAGATTAACTTAATAGTTTATGATGCAAGCGTCAACTTTATAATGAAGTTAGCATGAAGAAAATGAAGAAAAACGAACGCGAGCAAATGAGGGAAAATATAAGGTAAAGGGTTTTCTCCATAGCATCTCCATAGGTTGAAAAACTTAAGCACCTAAAAACATTAAGGTTATTCTCAGAATGATGGAGATGGAGTAAATATTGCCTTAAATATTATTTCTACAAACAAAAAAGAGCGATACTGCGTAAGCATATGATATCATTAGGTATATAGGATTTAGGCCTATAGGCTGTATAGTATAAGAAAAAAAACTTTCTACATTACACCATTTGCTTCATAACTTCATGGCTTGAGGCTTTTTTGGCTTGAAATGGGGTGAAGTTAGGCGCAATGATTTGAGTAACGTTATTACCCTTTGAGCATATGATGGACAATCAAAGGGTTATTGTATGCTCAAGGGGCCTTTTCCGCCTCGAATGTTCTTTCTTTGGTCATCTTTTCACATTATCTGCTTGACGCAGGCATCATGCATGGTAAGTTGAGGTAAGCTAACCCAAAGAAAAGGACATAATCCAATGAACCAACTCAAAAACGACTTACGGGACCTAGTGCTAACGTGGAAGGTAGACGAAAGAATCAACCACAACCGCGTCTACCACATCAAGAAAGCATTCGCGCGATTGGACCTAAACGCGGCCATTACGGCACAAGGGGTTTGATATGTATCTACTATTTAAGGGGGACCTTGCACGGCTAACAGGGGAAAAGGACAAAAAGCACGGTGTGGTATGGAGTGAGGCCATATTGCTAGAAGGGCACAGGGTGTTGGAAAAGGTCTGGGTTGATGTATCAAGGCATCTCACCTACCGATGCCGCCACGATGTCCCATAAAAAAACAAGAGCCCCGCATCAAACGGGGCTTTCTTTTGACCTATTCACTGAATCCCAATTCATGAAACGATGCGTTAACTGAATCCGGGTTCATTAAACACCGCGCCATACACTGAATCACCATTCACTAAACCCCTCGGGATAAACTGAATCCCCATTCATTAAACCGACCGATTAAATGAACCGTCATTCATTAAATGCTTTTTTGCGCACATCGCCGCACATGTGGGGCCAAAGGCGACCCTACCCTACCCCCGGATCGTCCTCCCCCGTTGGGCTTAAATACCCTCATCGTCACTCCCCCCAAATTCAGTTCCGACACATCGCGTCAAAAATAGAATCCTTGTGTTTTTCCTGTGCTAAGAATATTCTTTTGCCAAAGGGGAACCTCATGGCCGAATACGTCAAAACCATTGTCTCAGCTTTATCCAGCCGCTCATCTGACCACTCGGACCCCCATGTGTCTTTGAAGAACGCAACCCAGACTCAGACCGATGAAAAAGTTGTTCGCGTTGATGGTCGGCTTGAGGCGAATACCTCAGTCGGGTCAACTAGCACCCTTTACAACGCATACGATTATTACAACCTGTCCCTTCAGGGCCTGACCACAGTCAACACTTTTATTCTCCATAACCGCTCGGACAGCGAGATGTTGATTCAATACTACCGATTAATCGCTGACCTTAGCGGCACGACTATTGGAAACTGCGTGTTTGCCAGTAACAACCAAATTACGACACCCGTAGCTGATGGCTTTAAAAAAGGCGATTACATTGACGGCGGCAGCAAAGGCTCCAATTACCTCAATGTCTACGGCGCTAAATCCGCCAACAACAACGATCTGGCCAGGATTAGCGATTTTTCGACCGCTGTGAGCGGTACCGACCGTGTAACTATTTCGTCCTCTGCTTTCGGAACAAATGAGACGGATGACAGCGGGACCATTGGTATTCAGTTCTTTTCTTTGGACAATATGTTTGTGCCTGCCGGTGGTATTGTTTCTTTGCCGGGGCAGCTGGCTAAAATTAAAGGAAACGTTCAAGCCTACGAGCTTATTATTGCCGCTGGGTTTACCGGCGCAAACTCGAAAACTGTTGTTACCTCGGCCCAAGATTACACGCTCTTTATGTCAGGAACTGTCGGCTAATATAGCTCTTGTGCCGACCCCCAAAAATCTTTTAGGATTACACTGCGGTGTTGGGATGTAGTTCCTGCAAACTACCCCCAATCCGGGTCCGTACGATTCCACTTCCCGGCTCCCAGCATCGCGCCACCTTTTGGTGCCCTTTCGAGGGACAAGCACAGGAGTGCATAATGAGCAGGAAAATATTCAACGCTGGCAAACTTCAAGTCCGATACGACGAAGCCGCATCTAAAGGCGCTGCCGGAAAACAAGACAGAGAAGAACTTCTGGCGCAGGCCGACCGCGACATAGAGGACGAAGGTGCCTTTGTGGAAATCAACCGCGACGCCCGTGACCTTATCGATGTCAGTATTTTGCCGAGCCTGCATTCTATGATGGAAAATATGTATTCCATTATCGATGCTGAAACTCGACGGCTGATGCGACAAACTGTGTCGGGTGGCGGAATGGACAAAGCCGATTCTCAGCACTTCGGCCAATTGACTCGAAGCATCTGCCAACTGGCGAATCTTGAGCACGGGATTAGGGAGCAAAATCAGCTTGAGCAGATGTCTGATGATGACCTTAAGCGCCTAGCCGATATTGCCTACAAGAAACTAAAGGGGAAATCTAAATGACGACGCCACATGCGACCCTTGCCTACAATCCCATACGCGACAACGACAAACTGCCTGTTTTGGTTCGCCTTGCAAGCTCTTCTGATGCTTCCTTGGTATATAGCACTTGGCTGCGAAGCTACGCCGACCAAAACAAAGACCAGCATCGGGGCATTTTGTATAAAAGTCATCGCAAAATCATAAGAAATCTTATGGAAAAGTCGGTTACCGTTATGGCGGTGATGGATGACGACCCAAATCAGATTTTTGCGTGGATGTGCGGCTTAAGAGTCGAATCAGGCCCTCTTTTGGTCCACTATTGCTATGTAAAAGATGCTTTTCGGCGTCTTGGGCTGGCAAATTTGCTGCTGAAGTATTTTGAACACCGTCAAGGGGAGCCAATTATCTGTAGCCATAAGGGTTATGTGTATAAATCTCTGCGAGATAGGTATAATCTTTTCTATGTCCCACAGGTCAGAGAACCGATGGGCATCGATAAATTTAGGGATGGAAAATGGAAATTGTAGGATTTACGCTAAAACATGACTGCCGACCGGTGTTTGACAAGATTGCAATCAATCTAAAGGCACCAAATCATCAATTGTTTACCCTTAAGTGGGGACCAAACAAAAACGGCATTGTTGTAATCCATGAAAAACACGGGACGATGTATCTGCCAATGTCGTCTATTTCCCACCTTGAGGTTATTGAAGAACCACGTAAACGGGCCGGAAGAAAGCCAAAATCCGTAAAGGTTAAGAGCAATGGGGAAATCACCGCCCAAGCATGACGCCCGAGCGGTAGTCAGGGAATATATTAAGCGTTTTGGCGACCCTGAAGCCTTAAATGAGGATAAGGGCACCGCCAAAGACCGGACTTATCGGTGGCAAGAGGATTTGTTTGAGCAGCAGCTTGCTTTTATGAATGACCCCGCCTCTTTTAAGACTGCCCTGTGTTCCCGCCGTGCTGGTAAGACTTATGCGGCTTGTTATTACCTTATCGAAACGGCGTCTCGAAACCCGGATAGCATTTCGGCCTATATTGCCCTGACGCGAAACAGCGCTAAGCGGCTTATGTGGATGGAGCTTAAAAGAGCTAACCGCAAGTACCACATCGGGATGCACTTTAATAACTCGGAGCTTATTGCTACGCTGCCCAACCAGAGCCAGATTGTTCTGACGGGTGCGAATGATGAAGCTGATATTGATAAGCTGCGGGGTTCTGCTTACCACTTGGTTATTCTTGACGAAGCCGCAAGTTTCGGACGCCATCTTGAGGAGCTGGTGGAAGAGGTTTTGGAACCGGCGCTAATTGACCACAACGGCACAATGGCGATGATTGGAACGCCCAACGCTGCTTGTTCGGGTATGTTCTTCCGTGCTTCTACTGACCCAGCGCAAGGGTATAGTAATCATCATTGGACGATTATGGAAAACCCCCATATTCCCCATGCGGAGCAATGGCTTGAGCGCCGGATGAAGCAAAAACATTGGGACGAAAACCATCCGGTTTATTTGCGTGAGTGGCGTGGCAAGTGGATTCGCTCAAACGACTCTTTGATTTACAAGTACACCAAAGACAAAAACTTCTACACCGAAGTGCCGCATCACGAGCATGACTTTAATTTTATTTTAGGTGTGGATTTAGGTTACGAAGACGCAACAGCTTTTGTCGTAGGAGCCTACTGTCCAGAGCTGCCGGATTTTTACATCGTCGATACCTATAAAGAAACGAAGATGATACCGGCGCAGATTGCAGAAAAAATTAAAGAGCTTGATTCTCACTACGATTTTACTATCATGGTCGCCGACACGGGGGGTCTTGGTAAGTCTATTGTAGAAGAATTTCGTTACCGCTACGAGTTACCAGTGCGTGCAGCAGAAAAGCGAAACAAGGCGTCCTATATTGAACTTATGAATTCAGACCTTCATTGTGGTTTTATTAAGGTCTACGAAGGATGCGAGTTATTAGATGAGTGGGATTTACTCCAGTGGGACGAGGACAGGAAAAAAGAAGATTCGCGTTTTGAGAATCACCTGTCTGATGCGTGCTTATATGCGTGGCGTGAAAGCAAGCATTACACGTACAGGGAAAAAGCTATTGCTCCAAGGAAAGGAACTCCTGAGTATTATGCTGCTTTAGAAGATAAAATTTGGGAAGGCGTAGAGAGCAATATCGACAAAAAAGACGGCGAGGCTTGGTGGGAAAACGAATGGACGCTGAACTAGAAGAAATAATCGAAGCTGCAAAAAAGCATGGGCTTAAGCGGTTAAGAGTTGGTGATATCGAGGTAGAGCTATGGGAGAAGCCAAGACCGGCAGGTACTCAGTTACAAGTGTTTCCTGAAACCGCTGGCACAAAGAGTCTTTCCGAAGAAGAGCAATACCACGAAGATTTATTTTATTCGGCAGGTGTGTAATCTGCGGGGAGTTTCAAAATGAAAAAGTTAGGTTATTGGTGGAGTGAGGCAAGTGCGCCCCACGATCTTGTTTTTGAAGTAGTTGAGCATTTGACGGATAATCAAGGTTATCACTCAACGAACAACATCAACCACGCTCGTCTTTACGGAAACATCAGTTACCGGGACCTTGGCAATGGCGGCATGGTTCAGCGTGCAAAAACAAGCGCCAAGAACCGTGTAACTTTAAACATTATTCAATCAATGTGTGATACCGTTACAGCGCGAGTTGCCAAGGCCAAACCAATGGCGACTTATCTGACAACTGGCGGCGACTGGGAAATGCAGCGCAAGGCGAAGCGCTTAACCAAGTTTACCGCAGGCCAGTTTTACGGTTCAAAAATTTACGAAGTAGCTCCCAAGGTATTTCTGGATGCCTGTGTTTTTGGCACTGGGGTAATGAAGATTTTTGAGCATGACGGAGAAATTAAATGCGAGCGAGTGTTTCCTGATGAGATTGTGGTTGATGACCTTGAAGCTCGATACGGCAACCCTCGCCAGATGTTTCAGCGCAAAGTTGTTGATAAGCAGGTCTTGGCGTCGTTATTCCCGGAATTTAAGGACCAGATTCGCGATGCGTCTCCAATCGAGGATGATGACTCGCTGTATAGAGCGAGCGAACAAATTGAGTGCATTGAGGCATGGCACCTACCAAGCTCTAAGGGCGCAAAGGATGGTAGACACGTTATTGCAATAGAAAACGCGACTTTGATGGATGATTCTTGGGAGCGCGACGAGTTTCCGTTTGCTTTTATCCATTGGACCAGCCGATTGCTTGGTTTTTGGGGTCAAGGGCTCGCAGAGCAGCTTACTGGCATCCAAGTAGAGATAAATCGCTTGTTACGGAACATCCAGCAGCAGATGCACCTCGCAACACCGAAGGTTTTCGTTGAAAGTGGCTCTAAAATCTCAAAAGCGCATATAAATAACGAAATTTGGGGTGTTATTGAGTATGCGGGCACTCCGCCGCAGTTTTTTGTCCCAAAAACCGTCTCCGGTGAAATTTTTAGCCATTTAGACCGGTTATTTAACCGTGCATACGAAATTGCGGGTGTAAGTCAGCTTGCAGCGGGTGCAAAGAAGCCTGCGGGCCTAGAATCGGGCGTTGCGCTTCGAGAATTCCAAGATATCGAGTCCGAGCGGTTTTTAATGGTCGCAAAAGCATACGAACAGCTCTTTTTGGACGCTGCGGCTCAAATGGTCGATATTGCCCGAGAAGTATCTGCTAAAGGTGAGTCGTTTGAGGTCATTAGTCACGGCGATGACGATATCGAGAAAATTAAGTGGTCCGACATCAATTTAGAGCATGATGAGTATGTGATGAAGGTTTACCCGACCTCACTTTTACCTACAACGCCAGCGGCCAAGCTTCAAAAAGTCATCGAAATGCTTCAGGCAGGAATGCTTACGCAGCAAGAAGCTCGCGCATTGCTTGATTACCCTGATTTGGAAGCGGTCAACAGTATGGCCACGGCGTCACAAGAAATATTCACCATGATGATTGAGCGGATTCTTGAAAAAGGCATTTACCAGCCGCCTGAACCGTACATGAATCTTTCGATGGGTATTGCGATGATGCAATCCGCTTACCTTCGGGCCAAAATTAACCAAGTCCCAGAAACTCGGCTGGACTTATTTAGACGATTTATCGAAGACTCCATTGGACTGCTTGCGAGAATGCAGGCACAAGCGGCACCACCGCCACCAATGGAGGCTATGGGGCCGGGACCAGACGCCCCCCAACAAGGGGCACCCCCGGCAGGAATGCCGGATGATGTAGCTGCGGCTGAAATGGCTGCGGCTCCCATCCCAACAGCGTAACAACGCAAGGGGTTATTATGACAGAAGAAGCAGTACAAGAAGCAGCGGTTGAGGAAGCGCCGAGCGCGGAACTAATGGAGGAGGTGGCTGAAGAAGCAGTTGAAAATGCTGAAGCCGCCGAAGCGCCAGCGGAGCCAGAGCGCCCTGACTTTTCTCGTCAATTTGCGGCACTTGCTCGAAAAGAGCGAGCTTTGCGGCAAAAAGAGCAAGAAATTGCCAACTTTGCCAAACAGAAAGAGCAGTTTGAAGGTAACTCGACCCGCCTAGCTGACTTGCAGCGACTGGCAAAAGAAAACCCTGCCAAACTTCTTGGCGAGCTTGGAATTAGTTATGACGACCTAACGCAGCAAGTCATCAATGAAGGCAATCCTACCGAAGAGCAAAAACTTCGTCTTGAGAATGAGCGGTTAAATAGCCGACTTGAGAAGATTGAAAAGATTTATGACGAGCAACGTCAACAAGCAGAGCAGGCCAAGGTAAACGCGGCCCACACTCAGTTGGTTGACAACATTAAGAATTTCGTAGACGATAGTAGTGACTTCGAGATGGTGCAGCATCATGACGCTTATGGACTCGTAGCGCAAGTAATGCAGGAGCATTACAACTCTACAAAAGAGGTTCTTGAGTACGGTGATGCGGCAAAGCTCGTTGAGGACCACTTTATGGCGGAAGCCGAGCGTTACTTAGGTAGCAAAAAGCTACAAGAGAGATTTCGTGAGTTAGATAAACCACGCGAGTCAGAGACTCCAGAAGCCGCCGAGCAAGCAGTGAAACGGGTGAAAACACTTAGCAATGGTGACGTTGCTAAAAAGACGGAAACATCCGGCAGCACGTTAGAAAGCAAGGAAAAGTCCCTTGAACGTGCCGCTGCTATGATCAAATGGGAAGCTACGCCCTAACTTTGGAGTTTAAAAATGGCACTCGACATTAACAGCGTCACACAGGCGCTTAAAGACCACTATAAGCCTCTCCGTGTGCAAAACATGGTTTATCAGGACAATCCGCTTCTTGCGTTGATGCCGAAATATACAAAGTTCGGCGGCGAGAATATGCCGATTCCTTTGCTTTACGGAAATCCGCAGCGCCGAAGCGCCAACTTTAGCAACGGCAAGGCTGTCAGCTCAACATCTTCTCTTGGTCGATTCACTTTGACACGGGTGAAGGATTATTCTTTTGCAAGCATTACCGGCGAATCCATTAAGGCGACCGAGCGAGATAGCGACGCTTTCTTGCGCTACGCTACAATGGAAGTAGATGGTGCTATGCACTCTCTTACGCGCTCTTTGGCCGTTAGTATGTACCGCGATGGCACGGGCACAATTGGTACAGTTTCTAGCTGGGACAACAGCTCGAAAACGGTAACACTGACCAGTGCTGAAGATATTACCAACTTTGAAAAAGGGATGGTAATTAACATCTTCCAACATCAAACTGCTACAACCACAGACTCACGTTACCGTAAGCCTGATTCTTTAAACCAGATCGGTGGTGACATGACTATTACATCGGTAGACCGTTCAAACGGAACCTTTGTAGTAAGCGGCACAACAGGAACCCCTGCGCTTCACCACGCAATCCTTCAAAAAGGTGACCTTAATAATAAGGTTAGCGGTCTTGAAGCTTGGTGCCCTCGCGTTCTTGACTCAAACAACTCTACCCTGTTTAGCCAAGCACGTACTGATGACTCTTCTCGACTGGGTGGAAACCGCTTTGACGGTTCTGCTCTTCCAATTGAAGAGGCGCTTATTGGTGGGGCTTCTTTGATTGGCCGTGAAGGTGGTCGCCCAGATTACTGTTTCGTTGACTTTGCGACTTTTTCAAGCCTTGAAAAAGCTCTTGGTTCTAAAGTTGTTTATGGCGAAGCAAAAGCTCGCGATGTCGATATTGGATTTTCCTCTATTGCTATCCGGGGACCGCGTGGAACCATTAACGTTGTGCCAGATCAAAACTGCCAGCCTGATATTGCTTGGATGGTTCAGATGGACACTTGGAGCCTTAACACTCTGGGGGATGCTCCAGCGTTCTTGGATCTTGACGGTAATCGTATGCTTCGCGAAAGCGATGATGATGCTTACGAGGTGCGCCTTGGTTACTACGGAAACGTCGCCTGTAACGCGCCAGGATTTAACTGTCGTATTTCATTGGCATAATTCGGACTCACTGAAGGGAGATTGAGTTATGGCGAGTAGAGATTTTAAAGCAGTAAAAGCGCTAGAGCGTGCTGTCGTTATTATTGGTGGGCGCATTGCGTTTACCAACGGCACAATGACAGGGGTATCTGAAGGCATTGGCTTTACATGCTCCGACATGAGTTCTGGTGTTTTTACAGTTACACTTGATGATAAATACAGTGACCTTTTGTATTGTGCTGCAAATGTTGTTGGGACCGGCGGTCCTGAGCGATACATCGAATGCACAGCACACGATGTAAACGGTGCAAGAACACTGTCGTTTGTCTGTAATGACCACTCTGATGACGATGTTACTGGCGACAGTGACAGCGACCAGGAAATTCAATTTATTGCATTCCTGAAAAACAGCAGTGTGACCTAACTAGGAGCTTGCCATGAAAGGCAAAGGTAATCTTGCCCTTATGATTCTTGAAAAGGCCAAAAAAGATGGCCCAGAAGAGGATGATAGCGGCCTGATGAAGAAGGAGGCAGGGGAGAAATTCCTCAAGGCCATCCAAGATAATGATGCCGATGCGGTCGTCAGTGCGATGTCCGACTTGGCAACTATGATGGATTAATTGAGCGGGGGCTACGTGCCCCCGCTTTTCCTTTGGGGGATAGGTATGCCGAACAATACCCTTACGCTGGCAAACTTAATTACTGGAGTTCGCCGACGTGCGGATATGGTTGGCTCTACCTTTGTCTCTGATGCCGAGGTTGTTGACTATATTAACGTCGCAATGGCGGAAATTCATGACATCCTAGTCACTAAGTTTGAAGATTACTATGTAACTTCAACCACTTACGAGCTTCCCGGCACGGGTAGTTTTGACCTGCCGTCAACCTTCTACAAGGCTTTAGGTGTAGATTTTGACGTTGGCGGGACTAATTACAGGTTAAAGCCGTATCACTTTCAGGAACGGGCCATGTACAACTCGCCTGGAATTGTTTCTTCTCTGATAACAAACACGCTTTATCATATTCAAGGTTCTAAGATTAAGTTTATTCCGAGCCCTACGGTGTCAGGCACTGCTACCCTGCACTTTGTTCCGGAGCCTACTTACTTCAGCGCAACAGCTACCGACGAAGAGATTGTTGCTGTAGCCCCGCAAGTAGCGAAAGGTTACGAAGAATATGTTATTATCGACGCAGCTATAAAATGCCTGCAAAAAGAAGAGTCCGATGTTCAGGTGCTCCTTGTCCAAAAGCAGCAGCAGCTTCAGCGCCTTGAGCAAGTCTCAGGAAAACGCGATGCTGGCGAGTCTTACTCGATTACAGATGTAAACGTTGGAACTACCTCATACCTCGATGATTACATTAATCTGGTTTAGTCATGATTGAGTACGAGCGCCACAAGACAGACGACCCTGACCTAACGATGGTTCAGGACAAAGTAGAGATTTTTGCCGATGGTCTTCAGTCGCAAGGCTTGCTTTCTGGCCGCTTAATTAAAGATATCGAGTTTCCAGCTTCAGATGTACAGCGCATTTATCACAGGCTGGAAAGAGGCTATAGTGGTTTTATTGTTGTTTCGATTAACGCGACGGCAACGATACAGGTAGACGACGGCGCGAATACTTCGCCCAGTCAGTACATTGCTTTAAAAAGCTCAGGCACAGCCTGCACAGCTTCATTGTGGATATTCTGATGGCACTGCAAAAACGAACCCTATCATTTGCTTTGACTGCTGGGATGGATGAGAAATCATCTGACGCTACAAGAACGCCTGACGGACTGACAAAAGCGGATAATGTCGTTTTTGATAAAAAGGGCCGAGCAAAAAAACGCGGTGGGTTTGTTACTACAAACAGCAAACAAAACGTTATCGGCGGAAGCTCAATTACGTCCGGCAAAGCAATAAGCAAGTTTCAAGATGAGACTCTTATACTCGACGGTGAGAAGCTTTACTGTAAGGTAACCGGCACCTCACTGCTGAACAAGGGCACCTATGTGCCCTGTACCGTTGAGAACAAGATTGTTCGAAAGCAGATTGACCGAAGACAAAGCAACGCTCAGATAGCCGAAAAGAACGGTGTGCGCTTATATGTCTGGGAAGAGTACGAGTTTATTGACGGGGATACCGCAACTCAAAGATATAAAATTTACGCCGATGTTGTTCATATTGAGACAGGCGCGACGCTAATAAGCCGAGAGCTTATCGGGTCAAACGATATTGCTGTTGACACAAATTCGACAGGCAACGTCACGTGCATGTACAAGTTTGGTCAGCCGCAGTGTTTTACGGAAAGAGTAACAGGGCCAGCGGATAAAATTCACATTATTTTTCAACGCTATGACGGCTCGGCAAATAAACACGAGTTAAGATATCGAACACTCGCCTGCACAAGTGTTACCGAGGTTTTGACAACTGGGTTCGAGGGTAGCTCAACCAATGGGTTTGCCATCAACGACAGCTCGGGTTCCGCTCTTAGGCTTAACGACAATTACCCTGTATTTGAACTTGACCCCTGCACATCTCGCATTTACAGCGAGGGTGCTGTTTGTGCATACGTTGGGCACGGCGGCGACTTGTCGGTTGTTTATCTGTATCGGTCAGGAAGCGCTATTGTAAGCTCACCCCAAAAAGCCCAGCTTACGGGTGGCTCGGGCATAACTCACCCTTCTTTTGGCAGCTACAATGCCCGTGCATCAATTACAAAGTTTACCCCCACGGGGATTATGATCAAGCATTTAAGTGACGCCGCAGCAGACTCTAGTTACTCAATCGTTGTAGGCTGGACAAGAACAGACGTTGCTACAGGTGTGACAGGTCCTCAGCTTGCAGTTGTAGAGGATGACCTATCCGGGTTTCATCTTTATGCTCATGATCTGGACCCCTACCCTGATGGGTTTTCAACGGGCAATCTTTGGCTTTTAAATGGAACGGCTGGATGCTTAACTAGCGCAGCAGATACTTTGACGGTTTTTTGCACCGTGTGGGCAGAAGACGCAAGTGATAATCCGGTAAGTGGTAATTTGACGGGTGCCGTAGATGAATCGCTTGGTCACGGGGTAGCTCAAACAGAGTACACGTCTACAGCGGTGCGGCCCGGAATGGTGCCACTGCATTACATTAAAGAGTATACCTTAAACAGAAACAGCTCCTCGTTATCCATTACTAACGGTGGCGTTGTGGGCTACAATGCTTCGGTTACTTCAGACTTCTTTAGGTACAACAGCAAGCTCTATTGTGTTGTTTCTCAAGTAAACGATAACGCGCTTTACCCGGAGTTTAGCGAAACAAAACGAAACGACAGGGGCTTAAGTAATAACTCTGTTTTAATTAACTCCGAAAAAGAACTTATTGGTGCTCTTGAAACGGGGCAATGCGCCAGTTGTTTAGGGACTGAGTGGACAACCATTGCACCCCCTAACGGTTCCGACGATGACACTACGGCAGGCGGTGCTATAGGTCGAGAAACTCGCAGGTTGTGGCACGGGGTTCAAAGAGTAATATCAAAAAACAGCGATACTCTTTTTGTTTTTGGGGCTTCACGGTTTCATGGTTACGTGAGTTATGGGGCGGGGACTTACGCATCGTCAGATTACCCTGATAATATTTTTGGAGTGTCTGAGTTTATAGTAGATTTTGACCCTGCCCGTGTTCTCGCTTCGGCTGACATAGAAAACGCTTGGGTTGGTACTGGCGGATTCTTGCATGGCTACGATGGCAATCAAGTATATGAACAAGGCTTTATTACTTACCCATCTATTCGTCGAGTAGTGCAGTACCCCATGGGTAGCTCTGGTTACTCAGCAGGCGGTTCTACTCCTGGTTATCCCAACGGCAAAACTATAAAATATCAAGCTGTTTACGTGTGGTCCGACGACCGAGGAAACCTTATAGAGTCTCGTCCTTCGGATATTCATGAAGTGACAACCGAAGCAGGGCTTGCTTATACGGTAGCTGCTCACACTGCTGGAACCGGCTTTGTGGTGGACCAAGTTTACACAACAAGCTCGGCAGGCAGCGGGACAGGCACAACTATCAGGGTTAGGTCTGTAAACGGTTCCGGTGGGATCTTAAGTGCTCAGGTAGTTGAGCCTGGAAGCGGTCATACTGCAAGCGACGTTCTTACGCTCTCGGGGGGCACTAGCACAGGTAAAGTTAGCATTTCAGCGATTGCCTTAATGTCGTACATTCGTGTTCAAGTTTACGTTCCAAGTTTTTCTCGAAAAGAGAATATTAGCATTGAGCTTTACAGGAACGACGGAGAAGGCGGAAGCGTTTTTTATCATGCTGGCTCGGTTAAGCTTGATGAATCGCCGACCAATATGTACGTTACCTTTAAGGATCGGCCTGTTGATTACGCCAAGATCGCAGAAAGCGGTTTAGTTATTTATACGCAGGGCGGTGCTCCTGCGAACGGGTTTATTGGTTCGTGTACTGATTTGATACGCCATCAAAACAAATTGTTTGCTGCCGGGATTGACGACAAGGTTTTCTTGTCGCTTCCGATAAAAGAGGGTTCGACGCCATACTTCCCTTCGACTGGGCCGTTTACTGTCGGCCTTTCTGGTGACCCCAGCAAGATAACTGCAATTGAGTCAAATCTTGACCATCTTCTTATATTCACAGAAGACAACGGTTACTACACTACCGGGTCAGGGCCTAACGCAATCGGCGAAGGTGCTTTTAGACCTCCACGTCTTTTTGCAAATGACCAGGGTGCAAAGCTAGGCGCGGCTCATGTTGATTCTCCTTTAGGCGTTTTTTATCAAACCGACCGAGGCATTTATCTTGTAGGTCGGGATATGTCGGTCGCCTATATTGGGGCAGGGGTTGAAGATACTGTTGGGTCAAATTTGGCTGTTAGTATGATACGCCATGATGACGATAGTAGTATTCGCATAATGCTACAACCTGCATCGCCAACAGCTAAAGGCATCGATGTTTACTGTGTATACAATTACTACTTAAAACAATGGCACACTTTCGGGATTAACTATTACGATACAAAGTATCAGGTTGACGAAATTTTTGACGGCTCCAAGTTTCAGCGCTTAACTGTAGACGGAAAGCAATTTGAGCAAGATGACAGCGTTTTTCAGGATCATTCTACCACTGGAAGCAATCAAGACTATGACGTTACAATTCAAACCGGCTTTGTTTCTTCTACCGGAGTAATGAAAAAAGACCGTGTTTATCGCGTTATGCTTATGGGCGAATATGTGGGTGCCCATGATTTATCACTGGCAATTAAAAACGATTACTCAGACAACACCAGCGAAACGTTTACAAAGACAATATCAAGCGCACCAACAGAGCCGTACATCTATAGGGCGCATTTAGGTAAGCAAAAAACCCGAGCCATTCAACTGTTGCTTACTCTTTCCGGCTCAACCGCTGGTGCAGAGATAGACGGCTTTGCTTTTGAGGTAGGAATACGACCAGACCCAACGACATTTAAAACGATAGCAGATAGGACATTGTAATGGCATCAGCATTTTTATCTCAAGCGTTACGGGAGCAAGCTACTCAAGAAGCTCGCGGCCAAATGATGAAGGACGCGATTGCTCGGCGAGTATCTAGCCAAATCATGGGCCAGCTTGCACAGGGCGAAGTAAACGCGGATTTGCGCCGAGTAATGGGCAAGGGCAGGGCTTTAGAGCAGGCCGCAGGGCAAGAGATGCGGCGCGATATAGGAAAGACGCAGCTTGAAATGCAAAAAGACCAAGCTGCACAAGCGAAAAAGATGGCCATAGTTGGAGCTGCCGCTGATTCAGTCGGTGCCTTAATTAGCTTTTTGGCTGAAACCGAAGAAGATGAGAAAAAAGAAGAGGGCGAAGTAGCACCACAAACACGGATGCGCGACTCTTCCCCTGTTCTCACCGATGCCGAACGCGCTTCTGTTATTGAAGACTCGCTGATGTACGGCGGCGCTACTGGCGGCAACGTTATCTCTCAGCTTCAAGCCCAAGACGATGCCTTGATGTACGGCGGTCCATCGGGTCAAAACGCGGTTTCTCAGCTTCAGGCGCAAGAGGACGCATTGATGTACGGAGGCACTACTGGGGCAGGTAAGTACGTGCCTCCAGCAAGCCCCGAAGAAGAGCTTGTTGAGCTTATTAAGAAACGGGACAAAGATAAGCGGTGGATGGCCGACCTGCCACCGATGCCTAACCAAGCAGGGGGTATGTAATGGCAACGGATAAGGAATATTACGGGACCGAAGAACGCGATGACAGTGAAATCTTTGGCGATAAATATTTAGGTGATTACACCCTTGCGGGAGATGACCCGTTTTATACGGATGACGAAAATCAAGGAGCTTTTGAGGCTGACCGCCAAGATTTTTTTGAGCAGCAAGGCATTGACCCCGACGAGGCAAAACTTGCAGAAAACCGCAACCAAGCTATCCAGGCTGACCGTTACGCTCGGATGATGGGCCGCCGTCGAGAGTATGGCTTGGAGGGCGATAAGATATTTGGGTACGCCAGCCGCCTAGCCGACGTAGCCGAAGGTCGAAGAAAGACAGCAGGGCAAATTGAAGCAGAGCGTCAACTTAAAATTCTTTCAGGCGCACAGCGAGGCTTTGGCGCTGCTCAGGCTCGCGGCTCTTTTGAAGCTGCGGATTTGTTGAGGGCGGCAAGTGGGGCAGCTCAAGCGTCAGAAACAGAGGGTGAGTCTGCTATTGCCGATGCTTCGCGTCAGGCTCGTCTTGAAGCCGGTGCTCAGCTAGAGCAGCTACTAATTCAAGGCCAGCAAAGAGCGGAAGACCGCGCTTTTGCAATGCAGCAGTTAGCCTTCCAGCAAGAGCAGGCAAGTGGGTCATTGTGGTCTAATGTGCTTGGGGGTATCCTTGGCGCAGTTGGCGGCACAATTGGTTTTGTTGCTTCAGGGTTTAATCCTGCTGGCGCAACAGCAGGCGCTACTATCGGAAGCGTCGGCGGCAAAGCTTTCGGGTCGTACATAGGTTAAAGGAGCGAAGAGATGGCTGATTCGTATCGACTATCAAAAGAAGAGCAAGAAATTCTTTTGAGAGAGGCGTCGAGAAAAAAAGCGGCACCAAGGCCGGTAAGAGACATACAATTTACTTCGGTACGCCCAAAGTCTAAAGAAAAGAAGGCGCAAAAACGTTTTTACGAAGAAAGCCCCGCAAAGGGCCACCCTCTCGATTTTACTAGGGCTGAAATTGCTGACATGGAAACGAAGGCACAGGAGGCATCGGGCGAAGCCTTGACGCGCTTAACCCAAAATGAATTAGACCGGCTTGTCGCGTCGGGTCAAATGTCTCCAGAGGACGCCGCAGGCTACGCGGCAGAGACTCGAAAAGCAAGAACGGGCACGGGCGCTTTTGGGCTAGAATTGCCGACATCCGACACAGCCGAGCAAGCTGTTGAGCCTACCCCTGCCTTGCCTGAAAAACCAAAGCCAGCGATCCCGGCAACAACTCCGAGCGAGGGCAAAGACGAAACTCCGGCAGAGCAACCGCCAAGCACTACAGATGAAATCATGGAAGGCTTGGAGCGTATTCGCTTGCTTAGGGAAGAGGCTGCTCAAGCCGATGCCCGGGCATTTGAGGCGCTTCAGGAACGCCAACGACTAGAAGCCAAGAGAGTTGAAGACGAAATTGCCAGCGCAGAGCAAGATTTAAAATCATACTCTATTGACCCCAACAGAGCGTACAAAAGCCTTGGGAGCCAAGTTGCTGCCGCGTTTGCCATTGCTCTCGGTGCGTTTGCTCAAGGGTTTACCGGTGGGCGCACGCCTAACACTGCATTAAAAATCATTGAAGGCGCAATTGCCAGAGACGTTGAATCTCAAAAAGCTGAAATGATGAAACGCAAAGACGTTCTTAAAAACAAGAACAACGTCTACGCTAGAATGTTGTCTCGTTTTGGGAATGAAGTTGCTGCTGAAAAAGCCACAACTGTCCTGGGTCTTCGTTCTGCTATTATGCAAACCCAAGCGCTTATCGACAAATATCCAAACATGGCCAATAAAAAAGTTGGCCTTGAGGCAATTGCCCGTATGGAAGAGTCGCGGGTTAAGACACTTGTAGAACTGCAAAAGTTTCAGGGCCGAGCCTTAAGGGGCCAAGGAAAACAATCTGATACGCTTAGGCTATTTAAGCAAGCCAGAGTCTCGGTTGAAAAACTGGCAGATATTTTTACAGCGGTAGCAAAAGAAAGCGAAGGTGTTTTTGGCAAAGCTAAAGTTGTTTGGAGTGAGATGGGTAATGCCTTGGGCCTTGGCGATGTTACAAGGACGCAACTGCAAGGGCTGTTTGACGCTCAAGTTTCCAACGCTTCTCAGTCTATCAACAAGGCTTTTAGCGGTGCTCGTGGCTCGGATAGAGACTTGGCTGCCGTACTTATGCAAATGCCGTCATTAAAGATTCTTTTGTCGCCTGACGGTGAAGCCAAGGGCATGGCAAGAATACGTCAAATTTCAGCAAACCTAGACGACGCTATTATGGCCCAGGGCGGCCTGCTGAGTGAAGACGCTCTTTATAACCAAGCTATTAGCAAAGGTCTGAAAGACAATACTGGCAACGTTATTACTGAGGAGTCAATAAAGTCGTTTATGGACACTGATGAGTTTAAACGCATCAGGGATAAGGTTAGTGCAGAAGAATCGGCTCAAAAAAAAAGTCCAGACTAGCCCTTAACCACCCCGTAGGGGAAAAATTCAGAGTTAGTTCCCCGTTTGGAGAAAGGACGCACCCGGTGACAGGAGCAGAAAAAGACCAACACAAGGGTACTGATTATGCCGCTCCAAGAAATACGCCGGTCAGGGCAATGTTTGACGGAGAGGTAACATACGCCGGAAACCAAGGCGGGAACACTGGTTTTATTGTTAAGATAAAAGACAAGCTTGGCCGAGAGGTTAAGTATATGCATCTTGAGCCTGGGAGCTTGAGAGTCGAAAAAGGGCAAGAAATAAAAGCAGGTCATCACGTTGCCGGTGTAGGGAAAACCGGTAGAGGGACTGGGTATCACTTGCACGCAGAGCTGTGGATTGACGGTAATCCGGTAGACATCGAAAAGTATCTTAAGGACCAAAACAATGCCTAAAATGTACAGCGTCAGTAAAAAGGAGTGGATTGACGTCCCCGAGGCGCAAGTTCAACAAGCCTATGCGTCAGGTGATTTTGTTTTTGCAAAAGGTGAACGAGTACACGTTGCCCTGCCTGATGGTCGTTATGGCAGTGTTTTGGGCGAAGACTTTGGCGAGGCCGTTAGAGCTGGCGCTACTTATGACTTAGCTTCCGACCGTCAAGAGCGAGTTGAAAAAGCAGAGTATGAAGGTAAAAACGTAGAGGCTCTTTTGCTTGCTGCTGGCCGAGGTTTAACGTTTGGCCTGTCTGATGTCGCCCTTGAGAAAATGGGCGCATACTCAAACGAAGAGCTTGAGAACATTGAAGAGTATAACTCGGTGCTTAGTGGTGTTGGTGAAATTGGCGGGATGCTGCTTCCTGCTGTTTTTACAGGGGGAACCACTGCGGTAGCGGGGGCCGGGATTAAGGGCGCAGCTAAAAAAGCTATTGCCCAGACTCCTGCCGGGTTTGCTGCACGGTCTGCTGCCGCTGCCGAGAAAGGCGTTGCCAAGCTTTTTGGCGTCGAGGGCGCGGTGGGGGGCTCCAAAATGCTACGGGCAGCGCCAGGAATGGCGGCTGCCGGTGGCGTGGAAGGTGCTTTGTTCGGTGCGGGTGAGACTTTCTCAGAAGAACTTCTTGGCCGTACCGACAAAACCGCCGAGCAAATTATGGGCGACATTACTACGTCGGCCTTACTGGGTGGCGGCCTTACTGCTGCTTTCTCTGCCCCTGCTGCCGTAGTTGCCAAAGCGTTTCAGTCTCAAGCTAAGACAAAATATCCTACAGGGTTGGCCAAAAAGGTAGCTGACTTTAAGGATAAATACACGGCAGCAATGACAGGGCTAGATACCGAGCTACTGTCAAAGACTCGTGACCCTAAGTTTTTAGATGATTACCTTGGCTTTAAACAAACAAGAGACGACCTCTCTGTTGCTTCCCGCAACCACATTGGCGAAATGTTCGACACCGTTCACGGCACAACCAAGGCGGTAACAGACGAAAAGTATAGGGTAATTCTTCCGAAGATTAAGCCTTCATCTGAGTTTGGGACAATTGACGAGTCCATAAACGTGCTCGACAACTATATCAGAAGCCTAAAAGAAGTAACTGTTGGTGACAGCATGGCAACGGGGGCCGCCAGCAAGTTGGTCAATGAGGCATCAAAGGCTAAATCGGAAATTGTAAACTTGATTAACAACCGCATTGGCGCAGGGGCGGCTACTATCCTAGAAGACGGAAGCGTTGATATAGCTCTTGATATATCTTCTAAAAGCCTTGGCGGGATGGCAAAAGATATTTTTAAAATTGTAGACCAGTTAAAAATTAAACAATCGAGATATGACCGTGGCTTAACAGGGTTTGAAGGGCTTCGTAAGTTTCTTGAAGACGCTTCTTTTTTCGGAAAAGAAGCCGCTGAAAGCCAAGCCATGCTTAACGCGGCATGGACTAAGTTGATCGGGCATCAGAAAAACTTTCGCAAAAGGTTTATGACCAAAAACGAGGCCGCCGGTCCAGGGGAGCCGCAGTACATAGCCGACAGCGGCAAGATAGACAGCTTTATTAACGGGCTTCATGCAGACGAGGGTCGGTTGTATACTAAAGCGCAGATGTTTGATGAATATGTTAGCTCGTTCAGCACTTATGTGGACGCTGCTAAAAGTGTCGGCCTAAAAATAGACGACGTTGCTCCTAATATTGTAACAGCATCAAATAACTTAAAATCAAAATGGTCTGATTTTAAGTATCTTCAAGAAGCAAAAAAAGAACTTGATAGCCTGTCAAAACAACCAGGTCTTGTTTCGGAAACGTTTGCCACTGTTGGCGGTTATGCTTTTGGTGGCTTACCCGGTGCCCTTGCAGCTCGATACATTCGCAACATAGCTTCTCCTGGCGATGCGGTTAGGCGAAGAATTACCGCGCATCGGATGAAGTCCGAAATTAATAAGCAGATTGACCAGTGGGCGGTTAATGCAACAAAGCGCACAATGGGCAACATCACGGCACCATTTAAAGACCTAAAGGTGTCTAAGCGAGCTTCACTGATGGGCTTAATTGGTGCAAAGCTTACGGGCGACTCAGAGCAGGATACTGTCAAAGAGATAGAGGCGCTTTCAACAATTTCAGACCCTTCTGTTTTGGCTGCAAGACTAGAAGAGAACCTTGGCTCTCTCGAAGATGCTCCAATGCTAAAGCAGCAAATTATTGCTGACCAAATTAAAAAAGTAGAGCTTGTTAAAGCGGCAGCTCAAAAAGCCTCAGTAATTGCAATTGACCCGATGACCGGAGAGCAGCGAGTGGTTGTTTCTGATGCTGACGCGGCTAACTTTCGCCGCGCTTTAAACGCAATTGCAGGCCCCGCTCTTGCCCAGCTTCACACTGAAATTATGTCGGGGCCTCCGACCGAAGAAACAATCAAAAACACTGAGGCTGCTAACCCTTTGTTGTTTGGTCGATACGTCGAGGGCTACAACGAAAATATTCGCAAAGCCGTGGAAAAAGGGGAAAAAATCTCTTTCCGCGCTAGGGAAACATGGGCTAGACTTAACAAGCAACCTACAGTTCCGGCCAACATTGGCGCGGCAATGCAGGCTGTCTATAAGAATACCGGGGGGCAGCAAGGCGCTCCTCGTCAGGGCCAAGCTGTGGCTGGCCTTAAGGGAATAGCGAACAGAAGCGTTACTCCCGTAACTCGCGCAATAGAATAACCACTTGAGTTGAAGATATGACTCGGCCTTGTGCCCTAGGAGGATTTTGAGATGAGAACGTTAGTATTTACGGCTGACCATTCAGCGACAACTGAGCTGACAGCTATGACCTTGGATGTTCAAGAGCATTCAACCGTAACTATTCGATGCCTTTGTGACCGAGGCGGCACCCTTAAGACAAAGTATGTTTTTGACAGCGGCAAGGTAGCTGATGACCAGTCCCTTACTGTTGCGGCGGCTGCGTTATCAAGCGGTGTTTATACTAATATGACCACAGCAGTGTTTGATTACAAAGTGGGCAAGATTCAGATTACCTTTACCCCGGCAGATGGCACTTCTGGATTTACTGAAATTGAAGTTACGACGGCGAGGAAATAGTTATGAGCAACACTAAAATTTTTGGGGCTAATCACGGTATTGCTACCTCTGTCGCTATCCCAGATAACAACAGCACGGCGCTTGATATCGAATCGACTGATGCGAAGGACTATATTACCGCCAATACAACCGATGGCAGCGAGAGCATAACCCTTGGCCAAGCAACAAAAATTACCGGCCCCGGTGGAACCACTGGGTTTTCAATTCCGGCCACAAACTGCGCACTACTTGTTGAGAACAGCACGGGCGACAGTAATACTGCCTGCACTATCGATATCAACAGCGACGGCGCAAACGGCGCACAGATTCGATTTAGAGAAGCTGATACAGAATACAGTTCAATTGTCGGTACTGATGCAAGCTTTCTTATTAAGACCGAAAGCGGCAACAAGCCAATCGTTCTTGTGCCCCATGGGACAGGAAATGTGGGCATCGGTGAATCAGACCCCGATAGTCACTGGACCATTGCAAACAGCTTAGTTGTAAAAGACAGCGTCAACGCGGGCTTAACGCTTTGCGCTGGAAGCAGCAGCAACTCCAACACCATTGCGTTTGCCGATGGTGCCAATGTAGACGGTGACAATACCGGGGGAATGATTCAGTATATTCATAATGGCGATTACACGCGCCTTTATTCAAAATACAATGGGGAAAGTCCACGGCAGGATGATGCTGGTGAGCACGTCATGAGGTACAATGAGTATGGCATGGGCAAAATGCGCTATTCAACTGCGTACGATGCCACTGCCAGGGATTCAGTAACAAACACCAGTCGCCCTGTTTATCTGGCAACGACATCATCAACAAACGACACGTTGGTTATTGATTACGAACACGGTTCAGTCGGAGAGGTAACGCTCACCAATAACATCACAGCCATTAAGGTTTACAACGCTCCTCGTCATGGGTCAGCCCAGACAATGACCGTGAAAATCAAACAAGCATCGTCTGCGGTCACATTGTCTTATAGCAGTGTAACAGTTTACTGGAACACATCTAGCACAGCAGCCGGTAACCTTCTTTGGTCGGGCGGTGCAGCGCACGTATTAAGCACTGGTAATAACCAGATTGATATTGTCCAGTTTACTTGCTTGCCTCACGGCAACGCTAACCGAGACATTTATGCTTCGGTGATTGGTCAAAACTTCAGCTAAGGAAATTTAAGATGGCATTAAAAAGCGTAACAGGAATTATAATCAACATCTCTGAAGTGGATGGTATTACTGGTGGTCAAGCTACTGCCTTATTTAAGGTAGCAGACGTTGGCCTCAGTGGGTCAGAGTTTATTGAGTTTGAGGCTAGTGACACGGCGGCAATTATTGCGGCAGCTAAAGCAGCGCTAAAGGCAAAGCTTGAAGAAGGCGGCCATACCACAGAAGGCATTTGAAATGATACCAGTTCCCGACATTAGCCAAACTTACCCGAAGACTAGCTTAACGCTCGATTCTCGCTTTGTTGTCGGTGAAGGCAATGCGCGGGATTTGTCGGGAGACTCAAACACCGGAACGTTGGTTTCTGGTCGTGCTGTTTTGTTCGACGGTGCAGCGGATTACATCGATTGCGGTGCAGGCGTAGATGCTACTGCATCTGGGTCATCGCTAGTGGCCTGGGTGAAGCCTGGAACGGTTGGGAGCGGCGGGCTTACTTCAATCCTTGAATCGTGTGTGGTTAATGGGCGATTTGCGATAGGTCTATCGGAAAGCGAATCAAAGTTCTATGTTACTCGTCTTTTCAGTGGCGGCTATGATGGCCACACTTCCACAGCTGTTTCAGCGGGTACGTGGTATCACGTTGTCGGTACAGTGTCGGCTGACGGAAACACTATAGCGCTTTATGTAAACGGCGTGAGCATGACCGAATCCTACGGCTCCAACAAAAGCGCAACGGGAACAAGTAAAACGGCTATTGGGCGTTGGGACAGCGGGACCTCCTATTATTTTCACGGTTCTATTGCAGGCTGCAAAGTTTTCAATACTCCGCTGACAGCGGCCCAAGCGCTTGAGCTTTACAATAACCCTGAACAGATATTGCCCACAGGCGTTGCCGCTGCAAATCTTAAACGGTATTACCCTTTATGCGATTATCAGAACCCAAGCGCAGATAGCCTCAATGGTTTATATGTCATGGACCTTGGTGCCGACAAGGTAAACGGCTTGTGTTATATGACAAACACGTCGGCCTCTGGCGGGGGTATGGACCGAGCAGAGCAGCCGCCTTGCCCACAGCTTGGATTAATGCCGAGCACTTCGCGGCGTTACACGGTTGATGATTCTTACGTAAGCATTGGAGCCGATTCAGATATTAACGGTCTGTTTAGTAGTGGAGGAACCCTGGCTTTCTGGGCTCAAGCAATGTCGATTGGACATGAGGTTGTCGCCTACTTGGTTTATACCGGAACCGGCGGCTATACCGTATATCTTCAAAATGATTCCTCGGGAACCGCAAAGATTTTATTTAAAACATACCACGGCACAACTTCTGGTGAATGGATAACCGACAATCAGGTTATTACTTATGGCACTTGGCAGCATATTGTGTTTGCCTACGACGCATCATCGGTATCGAATGACCCTGTTATTTACATCAACGGAAGCGCGACGGCCATAACAGAGCAACAGACTCCAGTTGGAACCACCCCAGCCGATTCAGCAGCAAAAATTATTGGGAACAATGACACCCCCAATCGTTGTTGGGATGGCTACATTTCAGAAGTTGCCATGTGGAAAACCGTGTTAGATGCTGACGCTGTGGCGGCGATATATAACTCAGGCGTGCAAGGTTTTGATCTCTTGTCCGATTCTGGGAATTACGATGTTAGCAGCAGCTTGAAGGGGTGGTGGAAGCTTAACAATCTTCACACTATTCAAGACTTAACTGCTTTTAATAACGATGGGTCTTCTACGGGTAGCCCTGTCTTATCAGTCTTACCGGAGGGTACTACAGCGGGAAAAACGTTATTCGGTAACACTGAAGAGAAGCGTTTGGATAATGCCGTAATCAATCTTGACGGTTATTCGTACGTGCAGGTCGCCAATGACGCTGACCTTAACCCTACTATCACTGACGGCTATACGATTTCAGTATGGGCTAAATCTACTTGCCTGGGTAACGGTATATCAACTTCGATGATGAGTAAGGAAGTTAATTCATCTGCTAGCCGCATGTATCTCAACATCAGGGATGACGTGAGCGATGGTATTCAGTTTAATTTTGGTGACGGGACAGTAGGCAATACTGACGTTGGGACCGGGACTTTATCTGATAACAACTGGCACCATTATGCTTTTGTTTTGAGAGTTAATGATGACGGAGACGAGTGGACTACAGCAGACCAGTTTACTGATGGAGCTGCGGGAGCCAGTGGGGTCGATATTAGTGCGCGAACTCAAACTAGCCCTTCAACCGCAGCTTTGTGGATAGGTGGGCAGGACGGTGGCGCAAAATGGAGCGGTGCTGTTGCTTATCCAAGAATTTATAAACGGGCATTATCGGCGAATGAAATCAAACTTTTATATTCAAGCGGCCTTCGTGTCGTGGGAGGTTTATGATGAGCCAGTGGAGCTGGACCTATATGCTTGTACCTTTAGCTGACCTCGATAACGAGTTTCCAGCAGAGGTTACGCAGTACGATTTTAATGTGACAGATGACAATGGCAACGTATCAACGGTTCACCCCACCTTTAACACGCAAAGCAGAAGCTTTGGCTTGGGTGCCAAGTCAGACACACATCAGGTGTTTAAGATTAGTTGCCTCGGCTTAGAAGTTGACGGTGACTTTGATAAATTTCGAGCCCTTGGTTACGAAATGTTGAACCAAGCTCAAGCTGCCGCATGGGTTGCCGCGCTGCCAGAGCCGGAGGAATAAAATGGAAGATGCACTCATCCAGTCGGGAGGAACAGCAGGTCTTATCGCTGCCATCTGGGGAGTTGCAGCGGCCATTAAACAGCACAAAGAAAAAAATAACGGTGGGTCTACTTATACCCGAATAACAATTTTAGAAAATAAGGTCGGCGAGCTTCAAGAAGAGCTGGCGCAGGCTAATGAAAAATTGGTTAAAACGCATCGCGACCTTTGTGAGTTCCGCGAAGAGTTTAGGATCTTTCTAACCAGGCAGGAAACACGGGAAGAGATGCGACGGGAGATGTCGAAATGATTAAAGGTCAAACCAATGGCAAATTTAGTTCAGAGTTTTTTCTATCCATGCTGGGCATGGTTGGTGGAATTTTGTGTGCAATCTTTTCAGATGCTCAGTGGGTTCAAATTGCTGGACCAATCTTGTCAGCTGTCTGCGGTGCCAGTTACTCGCACTCTCGCGGAATCGTCAAGAAAGCGCTCACTGGAGCGGAGGCGGTGAAAGCCGTGGGAAAGCAGAAGGATTAGCCAATGTTGTGGCGGCAGGCTTGGCAGAAGCGGCGAATCTTCCGGAGGATACGGTTGACCTTTTACTTGGTGCTACTGTTGGGCCTGATGGTGCTAGGGCTGTTGGTAGCCTGGATGTCAAATTAGGGCACGATATATTTGCGTTTGCTTCTGGAGAGTTTGCCAATTCTGGTGACTGGACGGCGGCAGCGGGTTTAAAGATGAGGTGGTGATATGCCAAAAGGAAAAGGGACATACGGAAGCAAAGTGGGACGACCAAAAAAGGTTAAGCCTAAAAAAACTAAGCCCAAGAAAAAGAAAAAGTAATGGGCAAGGTGGGCCAATACTTCAGCGCGTCAGAGTTCGCGTGCAACTGTTGCGGTGAGACTAATCCCGCTCAGTCGCTCGTCACTGTTCTTGATAGCGTTCGAAAACAGCTTGGCCCACTAAGAATCAACTCGTCTTATCGTTGCGAGAAGCACAACGAGGCAGTAGGCGGTGCATCCAAGAGCTGGCATCTTCCACGAGATGGCATTTGCTACGCTGCTGATGTCACTTATGTAGATGCGACCAAGCGCCATGGCGCTTATATGTTGCGGCTATATATTGAGCTTGAGAATGCAGCTCGAAGATTAGGCACTGGGTTTGGATTAGGGTTGTACGAGAACTTTGTACATTTTGACACGCGGGGGGCTTCCCCGGAAAGAGCAAAGGCAGCGCGATGGTTCAAATACAACTGGCCGCGCTGACCTATGCTCAATACTTTATTTGTGGTGGTTACGTTTGCGCCATCGTCTAGTCCTGATCCCAGACCCGAGCCCGATTTAGTTCTAACGCAATGCGTCTATTTAAGTCTCGCTTCTTGTAACTAGAGCAACAAAGCCCCCAGCCCAAAAAAGCAAGAACCACTGTAAAAAACATCCCTAAAAGCATAATCCCCTCCTGCTTTTAAGTTTAGCCGATTACCGCTAGGCGCGGCTAAAAATTCCAAAAATCTTCCCGCTCTTGCCAGATACAGGTTTAAGTTTTTCTTCAGCGGTGCTTAAGATTCTAAACCCCTCACGCAATTGATCAATCGCTTGCGTGTAAATAACCATCAGCTCCCCATCTAGCTCGTTGCCCTCGACTCGCTCGTTCGAGTAAAATTCACCAGCTTGGTCAGCGGCAGCCTTAACGACAGTGTTAAGGGTTTTCATAATATGCTGAGTTTGCTCCAAATCCGCTTTTCTTCTTTTGCTCATTTGTTCGCCTCCAGCAACATTCGTAACGCATCGCGGTCAACGTCACTGATGTCAGCGTGCGCAGGTGCCACATCCTCTTGGGCGTCAAGTCGCTTTTGCTCATTAGTCTTTTCGTAGTGCTTCCCTTGGTAGTGCGATACTCCGGGAACCCTGGCGAGAAGCTCGGGGTTGCTCATAAGAATAGAATAAATAAAAGTTGCAACTGAAAGCCCCACAGCAAAGATTAAGCTATAGCTAGGGCCGACTTCTTCAACATCATCAATCTTACAATCTCTCATTGGGTTAGCTCCTTATTATTACCAGTTATCTGAGCGGCTCTGATTAGAGTCATTTTTTGAACCTACAAAATTCACAGTGTCAGCTATAATCTCAGTAGTGTTGCGCTTGTTTCCTTCTTTGTCCTGCCATGTCCGATATTCAATGCGACCCTCGATATAAATCGATTTGCCTTTTGACAGATACTCACCACAAAACTCCGCAAGCTTCCCCCAGGTGATAATTTTGTGCCACTGAGTTTCTTGTTGTTTTTGCCCTGTCTTATCCTTGTAGGTTCTTGAGGTAGCCATTGAAAAGGAAGTTGTCATTGTTCCGCTAGGGGTGGGTCTAACTTCTGGGTCTTGGCCAAGGTTGCCGATTAATATTACTTTGTTTACACCTGTACTCATAAAAATCTCCTAGTGATAGCGGGATACACTCCACACTATTTTTTCAATATCTGAGGCGTCTAGCGGTGGTTTACACCTTGCCTCGTTAATAGCCATCAATGTGGCTGTAATTTCTTCCGTGCTGTTACCTCGCCGGAACATAGTCCCGCACAAAGATGTCAGCGTGTTATTTCGGTAGCTGGGTATTTCTGGAATCTTATCGATGTCCCAAGATGGGTCAGCCTTTACCGCTGTCTCAATTCTTGGCTTATCCCTCTCGCCTTCTTTTGCTACCTGAAGAAGCCAGTCGGGAAAAGGCTGGACCTTGTGCCTTGTGGGACAGCGGTCAAAAGAGTATCGCCTTCCAGATGCGTGCATCGATGGCGGCAGAATGACGTGCCCTCCTCGACTTCTTATGTCGAGCCCTGGCTTCATCCCTACAAGGTTCTTGACCTCCACGCCCTGGAAAAAAAGGTGCCACCCACCACCCCCTGTGCGTGCTCTGGGCGTTGTTCTGAGATACGCAGCCCTATCATCATCCAGAAGGCTTTCAAGGCTCTGGCGGCCCTTCTCGCCGTCTATGTCCAATACTGTGATGTTGCCGCAAGCCAGTGCAATATTCGCATGTGGGTTCTTTGCATACCACTCTCGAATCTGCCTTGGATCCAGGCTTGCATCCTTCCACCCTCGCCGAGTGTCTGGATGCTTGCCCGGAGATGAACACTCTGGTCCCTTCCGGCAAGTACACGAGCCGTCAACAATCCCATGCGCCGGGAATACTGGCCACCCGTTATGTGCAAACCAAAGCGCCCAATCCAACATCACTCAACTCCTGCCATGTCATCGCCGGGAGGCGCTGGGACTTCAGCGGAGCAAGTAACCGTTTCAGGCTTCAGCCCTTTAGGGTGCTGGCCGCGAGCTACAAGTTTAAAGGCAATTCGGAGGTCAGCCTGAAGCTCTTCGGTAAACTCCGAGCCTTTTTTGATTTTTAAGAACTTTAAAACCTGCTCCTCTGTAACTTCCGCCTTCTCGAAGCTGCTGACAGCCTTGGCAAACTCTTTCTTGTTTGCTGCTGCGGTGCGGGCCTTCTTGGGCTTAGGCTTAGGCTTCCCTTCCTTTTTCGGTGGCATCAATACAGCCTTAACCTCTGGCGGTGCCTCAATGCGTTCAACGCGCTCCTTTGGAATTGTCTCAATTTCGGACTCGTCAAGCATACCGAGGCCACAGATGGAAAGGGTGATTCTTCTCTTTGCTTTGGTAATAGCCTTCATCCTGTCATTGATGCCGTCAGCACCGCCTCGCATCTTAACGACCGCGATATCCTCATCGCTTCGACCATCAGGTGCCGTGGCCTTTACATGCACCATAATCATCCCGTCAATAATCTCGTTTTGCAGAATCTCGACGGAGATACCATGCACCTTTCTGAGCTGGTCAGCGCAACCCTTGGTGGCGTATAGCTTTAACTGCCCGTTTAAGCGGATGTATTGGAATGGTTGCGTCAAATGGTTCAAGCCCATCGATGTGCAAAGCTTTCGCATGTAAGCCAAACGCTCCTCTGGCCCAAGGGCACCGAGGTCATTACTAATAAGTGCCAGCTCTGCGGCTCGTACCATGTCAGTCATTGTTAGCTCCTAAATCTGAAAAGTTTTTGTAAGTGATTCGCGCAACTCTTACGCCGTTTTTATTCTCTTTAAATGTCGCAACATTCTTATCGTTATACCGCAGAGACTCAACCCCTAAGTCTGCGGCCATCTTTACCACCTTGTTTCTTGCCTCGTTGAACTCGCTCTCAGCTTTATCATAGGCAATCTTTTTCTTTTCAAGGTCAGCCAGAACAACGCGCTCAGGTTGACGCACCTCGTAAATTTTATCCTCCCAGGTGTCCCGTCGAAGCTGGGCTTTTCGTGCCCACTCTGTTTCATCCAGCTCTGGAGGGATGCCCGTCTCAACATGATTCTTCCAAAACGCCTTCCCTGTTGCCTTTAGCTCTTCCCATCGTTCCGGGTTTGCTTTGACAATAAACATCTCAGGCCACTGGGTAGGATGAAACCAGACAGACAGCAGGCAGGCGGGTGCAGGGGTTAAGGCGCAGTGCTGAACACATTGGTCGTAGTAATCTTCTCGAACGTCCTCGCTCCACTCTTCCCCGTAGTCCGAGCGTGGCGAGTTAAACGAATTTTTCATTTCCACCGCGTACAGAATCTTCCTGTGCCGCTTTGATTCATAGGCGAGTCCGTCCGGGGTTGTCCTAAAATTAACCCCATCTTCTCGCCAGAAAAAAGTCTTGCCTTCCTTGAGGCAGACATCGATACCAGACGCCGCAAGCTTTACTTGCGTAATCTTGCGCAAAGCATCCTCGGTAAGAAGACTCAGCTCCATGTAGGCGTTGGACTTCTGCGGCGCCCCCGTCTTTGCAAGGAAAAGCTTGTTGCGCCCCTTGTAGCGATTGGTACCTGCGGCAGCATTGCAGTCCGTGCTGCCCATGCACTCCTCGCGGGGTAGTTCTTCAAAAATTCTTTCCATAAAAAATCCTTTCGGTTAGCTTATGTTGTTGACGGTAACATCATTATGATGCTAACGTCAAACACATAATTGATTTATTTTTAAAAGGAGCTAACCATGTTTGCAAAGCACGTTAATTATTCAAAGACAAAAGGCCCCGGAGACTTCAGCCCACCGTGCGAAAATTATCCAGAGTACAATGTCGATGATGACCAGTTATTTGAGCACCTTATCGGCGACCCAAGTAAGCCAGAAGAGTATGACATTTGCGACGTGTCCACACACATCTGGGACAATGACGACCTCGCTCCCGTCATGAAAAAAATTCTTGGATTGGTCGGGAACAATGACGACAACAACACCAAGGTGCAGGCTGAGATTGGTGCCCTTTTCGTAGAGCTTGCACGCGATTACTTGGACGTAAAGGGTCAAGACGTTGACCTCTGCGCTGAAATAGCTCAGGCTAGAGCTGACGAGATAAACGAGCCATAAGAAAAAGGGGCCAAGGTTTTTAAGCCTTGGCCCCTTCGAGCTAACCCAACCGCGCCGAGAGTGGCGCTGAAGGACATAAACATTTTACCACTCGATTGATGGGGATGTCAATGTCCGACGCACACCGTGATAGGATTATGAAGGCGATAGGTAACTTTTATGCAAGAAGCGAAAAAAACAAAAACAGTCTGCAAGAAGCCTGGGATGGTGCGGGTCCGAAAAAGAAACGACGAGCAAAGTCCGACATCCCAACCGAGCGCGAGGAGCAAGTTAGGCTTGCCAAATACCTCGACAGCCTCGGGTTGCTCTGGTGCCACGTTCCCAACGAAGGACACGGCGGAAAAGGAAAGGGCGCACAAATCAAAGGGGCTAGACTCAGGGCAGAAGGTCTTAAGTCAGGCGTTCCCGACGTGCTCATCTTCAATCAGTGTTCGGTCTTCGAGGACAAAGAAGAACTACACCGTTCCGGTTGTGCGATTGAACTCAAGCGTCAAAAAGGCGGCAGAGTAAGTGCCGCACAAAAGGAATGGCTTGAGGGCTTGCGGCGTGCCGGTTGGGTTGCAGAGGTTTGCAACGGTTTTGAAGAAGCACAAAAATTGATCAAGGAGCTAGGATATGACGAAAGCGATACCAAACAAAGGTGTGAAGAAACTCCGCCAGTTCATGAAGAAGAACGACAAGAATCAAAATGAGATTAGTTATATGGTGGACATATCGCCAGAGCACGCATCGAGGGTAATGAGTGGGAAGTATAAGCCAAGCCTCGAACTCGCTGTGAAGTTCAAGAAAGCCTGCGGCATTCCACCAGAGGCTTGGCTTGATGAATTAGAAGCCTGAAGAATTACAATCTGACCAGTCGGCGCGGAGCTTGGTTTGAATATCAAACACCGTACCGGCTGTTTTCAGCTTTGAATTGTGCCCATGAAGGCGCAACCTCTTAGCCATCGCCTTGCTGCTCCCGTGCCTCCTGCCTGTAGATAGGCAGTACTCTTTAAAGGCATCATACAAATCAGCCAGCCGACTCTCGCCCCCAGTGCAGCACGCTTTTACGAAGTCCTTAACCGGGTCCGAATCCTCGTGCCATTGCACAATTGTCGCACTATGAGAATGAGGAAGCGTATACTCACCACGTCGAAGCAACCTGGAAGCACCTTCAAGCGCCCAGTGCACTATCGCGGGACGCTCGGCCTCTATCTCCTCAATGATGTCGGACTGACTGCGGCGCTCCAGTGCATAATCATTTGTAAAACTGCGGTTAAAAGAGAGGACCAAGAAGCGCCGAAAGAACCCATCCGAATAATCACCCGACCCGATTGAGGGCAAAGAGTTGGCGCTGAACAAATGGCCGCATCGAGGGACAAAAGTATAGACCGGACAATGGGGCTGCCGTGCGCTTAATCTGTCACCAGAAATAACAGACTTAAACATGTCGCTGGCTTCCAGTGCCTTATATTCCGGCAGCTCGGCGCAAAGATTCAAACGGGCATTTATCAGGGTGCTGACATAATACTCATGATCCCAGCGCTTCGGGCTCGCACTTGCGACCTGCTCAATGTTGAAGAGAAGCTCGGCGCACTTCATAAATAAGCTCTTGCCGTTCCCACCTGAGCCGAGGCACAAGAGGGCACGACTGTAATCCGTAGCCTTGCCGATCAAGCAAGCGCCTAGCCACTCCTGCGCTGCGTCAATCTTGGACTGCTTATCCTCGTCATCCCTCCAAAGAGAATCAAGAAACTGAAGCCACTTGACTGGCTTGACCTGCGGGTTGATCTCAAAATCGTAGGACCAAGTGCAAAGGTTATCCGGCGAGTGCTCAAACATCTCGGCACCAAATTCGTCAATCGTCCAGAACCCATCAGCAGCAGCTACCCCAGCAGGGGCATCCTCGAAGAGTTTCTCTTTTCGAATCTCATGAACCAGGAGCATAGTCTTGGCTATGGATTCAGCCTTCTTCAGATTGACCATGAGGCGCTTGGGCTTCTCCCCCGGTAGCCATAGCCCATCCAGCTCCAAGGCCATGCTTTTGAGAACCTCGTGCGTTACACGCTCCCAGTGAATCCCTGTGAAAAGGTAGAAGCTTCCGTCAGTGCTGACGGTTTTAAAGCCTTCTCCCTTGCGTTCTAAAACCTCAATCAAAAGCCTAGCCAGTACCGGGTCACTCCCGGATGAAGGTGTAAGCTCGCTCAAGCTATCTGATACATAGCGGGTTAGCTCATTCATGATTTTCCCCAGCGCCGCGCAGCGCCCCACATTAAAATTGAAATATAAAAGTATAGGCGAGAAGCCTGTCAGTCAATCAGACTTGCTGCCATTCTTCTTCTGGCTTGGCAATCGTTAAAACGTCCTGCTCCAAGATTACCACGCCATCAACCACAACCTTCGCCGTAAGTACAATTTTAGCTTTAGGTGCTTTCTTTTCTTCCTCTTCCATCTCTCTCTCTTTTTCCTCTAATTGCTCCAGTAATCCCTCAATCTGTCTGCGCACAAATCCGATATCTTTATAATCGTTACACCCTACGATGTGGTCAACCGAGGAGGGAACCGCGTCACCTGAGTGGTTGCAATCGAAACCAACCCACCACAGGTTATTCTCTTCTGGAAACTTCGACCCGGGCCACATTCTTTGAGTTTCAGGGTGCTCGGGATTATTTACATAGCCCCCAAAGTTTACGCCCCAGTGAACACTGTAGTCCCACCAGAACTTATTCCCCGCCTCGTTCGGGTCTTGCCCGTAGCCAAAGTGACCCGGGGGAAGTCCGACATAGCCATTAAGGGTTCCGTATCGGGGATGCCTGCGAATACAGCACCTGAATCCCGTTTTTTGGTCTGTCCATTGGTATTCATCACGGCGCTCAAACATCCATGGCCCTGGCCTCCAGCCTGAGCGGTCTACGTAGTTGTTCCCACCGGAGAGCATAATGCTTGTTGTCAATTGCCCCATAGAGTCGATTATTTTTCTGTCTGTCATGGTTAGCTCTCTTTCTTTGTTGGAAATGTCCAGTCAACCCAGCGTGTAATTAGTCCATCACGAGGGTCCCAGTATCGGATTTTTATTTCGGTGCCTGAGTCATTGGTGTCAATCCATTCGACATCCCCGTACTCGGGATGGGTTATTGTTTTAACGCTTCGTGTCATTCTGCCTTTCATTGTCCTGCCCCCGTTAAAATATTTAAAAGTGTTTTGAGAATAATAAGAACGCCAAGCGTGACCGACCCGCACACCCCGAGCGTAAGCACGCCGCCCATAAAGGTATCAATCCAGTCATTGGACGGCTCAGGATAAACAACAAACTCCTGCGCCCCCTCTTTGTATTTTGTTAGCTTTGTCATGTTCTTTCGCTCCTCACGTCGTAGTTCTTGCCTTGGTCTTTATCTTCTAAGTTGCCTCTAAAGTAAGGCTTCTTGAACACCATCCTGGGTATTTGGCGACCCTTACCAGTCCAGTACAGGGACCAGTGAGCCATGACCCATGTGCCGGGTGTTTTCTTGTCGGGGCTTTTCTTGCCCTCTTTCTCGATGTCAGGCCCGAGCCTCGTAAGGTAGACCTGCTTAAACTTGCTCACCTTTGTCGCCAGCTTCTTGGCCTCTCGCTCTGTCTTGGGCTTGTTTTCGCATAGCTTATTCACCAAGTCGTTCTGCTGCTTGTGTCGCCTATCGACTGCAACCGGGTTCTTTGGCGATGTCAGATAGAGACAGGTGTTTATGGCAAGACGCACCGCTCTACGCGCGTTGGTGTCTTCAAGATGAGATAGGTGTCTGAACTCTTCCGGGCTCGGCCTGTCTCCGAGCGAATCAGGACGATAGGCAGAAGCACCTGAAAAGAGCACATCGAGATAATCCTCTACTGTTTCAGGCACAGGACCAGAAAGAACTTCCGGCTTAATCGTTAGCCATCCCATGGCATCATCGCACGGGTCTAGTGATTTGGCGTTAGGCCCACCCCACCACATGATTTTCAAAGCGCCCGTCGTGTCCCGAGTGATGTAGACACCATCGACGTTATGAAACCCCGTACGCCTTCCACCCCAGACCTGAGCCAGTCCTTGCGGGATTGTGATATAAATTGTCCTGAATGGAGTACGGACGTGTTCGAGCTTGATGTTGGTCAGCTTGGTCGAAAGAAAAGCATCGGCCAAGACTGGTCCTAATTCAAAAACCTGCCGACCAGATTCAATAAAGTCGGCGGTCATTACGAGGCTGTTGTGGTGAACGTGTTCACTTGGCATTTGTCCCCGGTTCAAGAAGTCCCGGTCAATATGATACATCGTCCTGAATGTCACTTTGAGATATTCTTCAGGCGTAAGCTTTTTGCGGCTCGACTTCTCGACTCGTTTCTTCACCACCTCAAAATGAACCCGGCCCGGTTGACCTGAATTTTTAGAACCCGGCCCCGCTGTGATTGAACTGGTATCGGTGTCAAAATGTAGGATGTTTGTCATGTCGGTAGCCCCTCATGAACCCAGTGCGCTGTACCGATTAGCTCCTCGGCCTTTGATTCTTCCTCGACAAAAAGAGCCTCAAACATATTCTCCTGATAAGTGGAGCCTTCCGGCCAGTCTAAATAAAACATGATAAGGTCAACAAGGTGCTGAAAACTCCTGGACTCCTTTATCCATGGAGCCCACGCGGAGTAAAACGATAATGGCTCTGTCATACCGTCACCTCGTCCAACGCCGATGCGCTCAAAGCGTCCCAAAGCTCTTCATCGGTGCAACCCAGGGCGCTGACGACCTGGGTGAATGTTTCGGATTGATTAATCTTAATGTGACTATCAACCTGCTCAAGCGTTCCGTCAACATTTAGCCACTCATCCAACCTGAATGAATTTTTGCCCACCATGACGGTGAACTCGCACAATGACGCCTGACCTGAATCAAGCCCATAATGAGATGGCGGATTGATGTCGCAATCGATTCTTAAATTTTTCATAGTTTTGTCCTCTGTTGAAAGTTAGCTCTTAGTTGTTGTAGTACGGGATTGATACCCGCGTCAAGTCCTGAATGGGTTAGCTCTTAAGGGCGTCCTGAATTTCTTTTACTTGGCAACCCGCCCCAAGAAATTTCTTAGCCCAGTCGCCGCACTCGGTTTCTGACCTGAATCGGCTTACATATTTTTCGCCCTTGGGCGTAGTGATTAGATAAAGCGGCATAGTTATCTCCTGGATGGGTTAGCTCTGGTTTTGTTTATCCTTTAGACACGTCTTTACTAATATCGCGGTAGTGCTTTTTTTCAGGCTCGTACTTTTTCATGAGTTCGATAGTGTCTGCATACGAATGTGGTTTGAACACGACGCTGTAGGTGTTCCACCCTTTTGTTTTCTTAACTGAAAACTTCCCGCGAATTTCGTTCTTATCGAGAGACTTTACGAAGCTCTGGGCTTTTGCCTTGTTTGAAAAAATAAGGACTCTGTCTTTCTCTGGTGCGTTATACATCATAATTTTCTCCTGAATGGGTTAGCTCAACATTCAATCAGGCCGACCTGAACAAGACCGACCTGATTGATGTAGAGCCAATCAGCCGTAGATAAAATCGTCTACCTCAGAGGCCAGCTCTTCTAAGCTGTCGACTTCTGAAGTGGTGAAGCAGTCGATGTCCTGAATGGTTTCAACGTCAACACCATCAACAAGGACGGACGGACACGCCGCACGGTTGACGGTTGAACCGCCCTCTACGACGTACCAAGCGCCGCATACGAACACTTGGCAAGGGGTGAATTGGGACCCGTAAGTCCCTTCAATAATTTTTTCGGTCATTGTTATTTTCTCCTTTTGAGCATTGCTCTGAACATCATTTCCGAACTTGACGCACGCCGCGAAAACATCGCACGCATTCTGATCTGGTGATTATGCTCCGCGTCCATCCGTTGTTGAATTTTCGCGGGGTCAAATAACAACTCAAGTAAGAGTTGGCCCTTTGCGTCATCCGGGGTCACTCGCCACAATTGACGAAACATAAGGCCCCATGCTTTCCATTTTCGGATAAACATTCTCATAACTTGAACCCCTCGGCCGCTTGAACCATTGCGTCAAAATCCTCAACCACACCTTCAAAGCCATGGCCACCGTGAAAGTCAGCCTTGCAAACGCCGCAAGTCCAAGGACCTTGCATGGCCACGGTTGAGCGCTTACCGCTCAAGAGCCAATGGGCTTCTGCCCGTGCTTTAGTTGTGGAAAACATGCCCGCATTACAATTCGGGCAAAGAATAACTTTTTCAAACATTGGGTTAGCTCCTCTTGTGTCTACTAAGTTAGACGAAATTTATTTTTTAATCTGACAAACGATTTATGCAGGCCCACCGATTTGCACCGATGGGACTGGTAAAGCGTCTTACAGTTGTTTATCCGAGTTCCACGAACCCATGATAATTACGCACGCATCGCTATTGGTTCCCACCACATCCCAGCCATGAGAGAGCAGGTAATTAACTGCGACTTCAACCGCGTTGCTGAATTGATGGTCATAGGAAATAGTCTTAGACCGCTTAAAGCGCTTGTCAGTGATTTTGACGCGGCTCCCCTTGAAGTTAGTTGGTCCTAGGTATTTGTAGTTAAGAACGCGGGTATTGCATCCGGTTAATTCCTTAACCTTGCGGTAGGTTTCTTCTGATACTGTCATAATAAATCCCTTGATAATTAGGTTAGCTCTACCCACAAAGCCCGCGATAAGCGGGCAAGGGGTTCTACAGTGTTAGACGGATAAGACCGCCGAAATCTGACAGATAAAAATAATTTATTTTAATTTACCAAATCCGGGCGTGCCTTC